TGCGTTCATTCCTTTTTTGGATAGATTACTCCTAGACTGTTGTTTAACATACTTAGAGTATATTTCTATGCTTTTTTTTAATCTGCTCATTTTAACAATAAGTCATGTTGTCAGCAACCCCAACTTGGAAATTAACTTCCCAGCCAGAAAGTTTATTTTCAAAACTTGGTAGCCTTTGAGCATTTACAGCCCCTTCCAATTCGAATTTGTTTCTATATAAGTTGGCTTTCTTTAATACTCTCATAACTCTAGTAGCCAAAGCAAACTGAGTATTTTCAACATCTTGTTGGTTGTCGTTTCCTAAAAATAGAGTGGTGACAGGTTCTTTACTAAAATCAACTAAATCCATTAAGTAAAGAGTTACGTTAAACGTTACATAGTTTTCATTAATCTCTGCATTATTAATTTCAATATGAGCTAATGGAAATATGCTCTGTTTGTTTAAATCAATTTCATCTATTGAGCCATAGCTTACATTGCTGTTGAAAGGTTCTGCGCTTACTGCTTCTTTTATACTATCTATTACTTTATAAAAACTTTTCATATTTGCTTTACGTATAACGGTGTATTTTCTTCTAAATCAATATTTTCTAAATCCTCTAAATAATCAACTGCGTCATCGAAATCTAAACCATCAATATTTACTAAATGGTCTAAGCATTTCCAGTAATCATATACAACCCTAATTGGCTTTGTGGTTGTTGTGCCGACATAACAATTATTAAAAACTCTAATTATTAAAGCATCCTCTCCCCCTTCAGTATCTAGAACTTGATTTATAATTTGTTCATTTGTCATTTTCTGCTACTTTTAATAATGCTTTCTTCTAGTTCGTTTTTATCTTTCTCAAATGCTAACATCATTAAACATTGATGCATGGGTAGTTTTGTTACTTCGTCAATCCTCCTGACATCTCCCATACAGAGTCCATAAATTGATTGAAACCATCCATATTTTTCTGCAAAGCCTTGAGTTCTTGTTGGTATTCTGCTGCTGGATGACTCGCTAAAAATTTCAGGATAAGAGTCGTAGATTCTTTGTTTAAATTCCAAAAAAAAACCAACGCTCCAAATACTATGTCTAATCTCATGTTTCGCATATCGTATTTAGTTGAGCTTTCGTAATCTTCAATCAAATACTTTTCTTTTTTAGTAAATACTATTGGTCTATATAAAACCCCCATTGCTTTATGCATTAAATTCCACTCAGTTAATTCGTCTACATCCGCAAACGCGCCCAAAGTAATTTTGTCTAAATCATATATAAAACCAAACTCCTTATTATTTAATTTAAACCTATCTACAAAAGTTGTTTTATCATTAAATAAACTTCCTATTGAGTTTGTGATTTCATCAACATCAGTCGCTTTTATATTTAGAACATCCTTTAGGGTTACTTTGCAAAATATTTCAATCATTTTCTGTTGTAGGAATAAACTCATTTCTTTTCCTTCAGCAACTTTCAACCATTGTTGATACTGTATTAGGGTTATTTCTTTTAAACTTGTTGGGATATTTAGTGTTAGTTTCATATTATTAATCCGTTTAATTTTTAGTATTGATATACACGTTTTTAAAATAAATGGTATTCACCCCTATTTGGATTTTCTAGCACCATCATCATTGCGTATCTAGCTGAGTCTATTGCATGGTCTCCAGTCATTGGGTTAGGCTTTTGCAAAGTATTTCCTTGTTTGTCTTTCATCCAGATATAGCCCTCTAATTCTTTTTTAAGGTTCTTGCTTTTGCTTGTGACAAATACCTTGTTTTGATTAATTAGATTAATTCCATATACAATAGAATCTCTTCCTTTAGTTACTGGGAATATATCAACGCCGCTTAATCTTATTTCTGCTATAGATTTTGGCTCTGCTGAATCTGCATAAATATTGCAGTCTATATTGTTGTTTTTAATAAAGTTGGAAATATCTCTATTAAGCATTCCTGTTTGATAAAGCACTTCGTCAAATATGTAACCATCATTATACTTATATAATAAGCACATCGAACTTGGGTCAATTGAATAGCCGAAATCTAATCCAGCTCCTATTAATCTAGCTTCATTTGGTATTGAATTAATCTCTTTCCAGTCTGGGATGCAAGCACCTTCTAAACTTCCTACCTCACCATCTAAATAAACTCTGCACCAATTCTTCCAATAGCTAGATGTATTTGCTTTTACTCTAGCTTTTTCTAGTTCTTTAACTATTGATTTTGGTAATGACTGATTATCTTTATAAGTAAGTGTAATAAAGTCTGTATCTGATTGACCTATTAATTCTTTGTCTACCCAAAATAAAGACGTTGGGTTATAGTCTAACCATATATTTTCTGATGTCCTTATACTTAACTCTTGATAACTGCTAAAAGGTACATTGTTACATTCATTGATATATAAATCTGTGCGTCGAGCCCCACGGAGTTTATCTGGTTGGTCAGTTGAAAAAAATTCAATGTAAGAACCAGAAGCAAATTCATATTTTAAAATACTTCTGTTAAATTGTTGCTCCTTATACCTTTTTAGACCTTTCATGATTCCTAAAAAATCTTTTAAAGCTCCTCTTCTTAAATGTGGAATTGATTCAGCAACAATGCTTATTTCCTTATTGTCGTTTCTAATAGCGTAGTCTATTAAAATACAAAGGATAGCAATTGTCTTACCAGCGCTAGAACCACCCCTAACAATCTTTGTTCTTTGATTAAGTTTTCTTAACCTTTCAACTGCTCTGGTTTTTTCTGGTATCATTTAATCAATAAACAGCGGGAGTTCTTGGTTTAATGTAATGTCTTTAGTTTCTGTAGGTTTGCCATGACAGTAATGAAAGTATAATTGTACAAATTGAAAGTTTCCTTTTTCTAATCCTTTTTTAAGTGCATCCATTGCTAAATTATCTAAAGGAGATAACTTCTCTATTAACTTTATTTCTTCTGACTTTGACTTTCTGCCAGCACCTTTTCTTATTCCGCCATGTTTGTTCATCTTGATAAAATTTGTTTATTCAAATACTATTTCTTCATTTGGTAGCGGCACATCTACATTAAACCATTCTTTTAAAAACTCTATGCATTTTAAATGGAAAGCCTCTTGCTTAATAGTGGTGTTTTCTGTTGATGATGTAGGAATTTTAATAATCTTGTTTGTTTCTGGATTTACTTTTTCTTCATATAGAAATAAAGACTTAAATAAATTATGTGTTTTGTCAATATCCCAAGACTCGCCCCATTCATCTTGTATGGCTTGAATTGTTATTGGAATTATTACTCCAAAATAATAAGCGTTTTGTTGATTGCTTCTGTAGTTGGTTTTACGTTTTACAATTAATTCAATTTCTTTGCCCTCGAAGTTTTGTATAGCTTGTTTTACTTTGGCTCTGTTTCTAATTAGTTTACCATTTACAACCTTTGATATAACTTTAATTTGTTTCAAGCTCCGCAACTTGTACAATCATCATCATTAAGCTCGCACATTCTTTCCGGATTGTTTTCAGTTAAGTTTAAAAGCGCTCTAACTATTTTGCCGAAATCTTGGTCGTTTGGATTCATGCCTGCTGTAAATTGAAGCTTACGTAATAATTCTTTATCATTCATTTTTTGTGCTTGCTTATTATTTGTTTTAATTCTTTTATTTTAAAATCCTTTTTATCTTTAGAAAAAAATTTCTTTAGTTTTTTTATTAATTCTGCTCTAACTTTTTCGTCTTTCATATTTCGTCAATAGGTAATAAAATTCCTTTACTTGTGTTTTTGTCTCCGCCCTTAACATCTCTTTTAGTATTTAAATATTTTCTACACTTTTGTTTTAAATAATTAGTTTCAACTAATCTTATGTTGTGTTGATTTATCCATATTGCGTGCCAATCAGATTCTGTCGTTGATAATCCACTTTTTTTATTGCTTCTTAAATTGAAATACTCTATAAATACATTTCCAGTTTTATTTGCCAATAAATCTTTTTTACATTCAATAGTCTTCTTTTCTAATATGTAGCCAAGTTCTTTTTCAAATACTTGTCCAACTTCTAAATCGTGGGAATAATTACTATTGTATTTCATCTTTGTATATTTTATAAAGTCTTTCAACATCGTTGTATAATTCTTTAACACATGAGCCACAGGAAGATTCTTTTTTATTTGACTTAAATATCCTGTTATGTATATTTAGCATATACCTTTGGTCATCTCTTGTAATATTGCTTCTAAATGTTTTAAAATAATTATCAGCCCAATTGTATTCTGATTCAGTCAAACAGTCTTTAGC